ATGAGCACAGCACTGGCGAATGGTCGGATGAAACTGGCGGCCCTCAGGCTGGAACGACAAAAGGCGCTGGAAGAACAGGAACGACATGAAGAGGAGTTGCGGAATGCGAGACGGAAATGTTTCGAGCGCGCGCTGAATAAATTATTCCCTGATTCGGAAGTGGAGCAATTCATACAAAGGCCTGCTGAGATTGTCCCAGGGCCTCAATGTCTTGAAATTCATCACCCATCATGCCTACCGATTCGATTCGAGGTTTATATCCATCAGGATGGGAATATTCAATTGCTCGGGCCGATGAAATTTACGGTTCCAGGTGTGCGTACGATCATGCCATGTATTGATGAGGATAATGAAATTTATCCGGGGGAAATTGAAATTAACTTCGGTTTGAAGCAAAGTGATGATGGAATGGCTCTCGAAACTGTTGAGGATCTCGAGCTGGCTCTTGCCATTGCTGAAGAACATTATTCTTATTTTTTACAACAGAACAAGCTCATCTTTGAACAACAGAACACGCTCATCAAAGCACAGACTGATTCCACTGAAAAAATCCATGATTTTGTTTACGAACCATTGGAGGATTCAATCGAATCGCTAATCAATATGGCGGAACTGATACGCCTGGTCCGCGGCATGGTGGATGAAGCACTCGAAGAACGCAATCGGTGACATTCGAAAAGGGGCCGGAAAAATACTCTGGCCCCTAAACTATCTATTCCTACCAGACGATGAAATACGATGTTGATATCCGGGTAATCAAGATGCCATGCCCCAAGGGGCAGGCATACGCCTGGAATGCTGCTATTCGCTGGTTATTTGAGCAAATCGATCAACTGGAGAAAAACGACAATGGATGCGAAATGGACAGAAATGATACTTGCGGCGATTCTGGCCGCGTTGATCATCTTGATGGAGCATTACTGGATCCCCGACCGGCTGCCGCAGACGGCTCGGTACACGCTGGGGGTCATGGCGATCTACCTGCCGCTGAGCTGGCTGCTGGCGATCTGGCAGTTGTGGTGGGCACTGGGAGCGATCTGGCTGGTGGCGATAGCGGCTGGGATGGCTACATTACTCAGCTATGCGATTGACGCCTGGCGGATGGACGCGGCGCGCGCGGCGATTTCAGAGCGTGAAGCCGAGACGTTGAAGCGGGAGGTACAGCATGGGGCGCCAGACAAACACGTATGAAATGCGGCGCGAACAGGTCGAGGCGAATCTTGGAAGGCTTGGGAATGCCCTGGTATTTTTACAAATGGTTGTTGACCGGGTACAGGCTGCGGCTCTGGTGAGTGGTCGAGATGGTTTGCTCCTACCTGCAGTGGAGGATTGCCGTCGGGCGGAACGGCTGATTCGCGAGGTTCAAGTGGATATCCACGCCAGCTTGCAATCAGGTTCTGAAATTCAGTAGCGGAATGAATCACGAAGTTCACCATTTCTCAGCCGCAACTGCCCCGGGTGCAACTGCGCCAGGATTCGCGCGACACCGGCCCGGGGCAGATTGCCCGGTCATTTCAGTTCGCATAATCGCTCCCTTATGCGAACTGAAAAAGCAAAAAACGGGCAAAAAACGGGCAAAAATGGCGGTTTAGCGGGCAAAAAACAGGGCGCATAACTGGAGACATATATGACGGATGACATCATCGAGCAGATCAAAAGCCGGATTCGAATAGAAGATCAAATCGAGGCTGATGGATACCCGCTAACGAAGCGTGGTTGCTACCGCAAGTGCACAACGAAACACATTGGCGGGCTGGTAGTCAACGTCAACCTGCAGATGTATTACTGGAATACGCAGGCCGAGCATGGGGATGTGATCGCGTGGGTGATGCGGCGCAAGGGGATGGACTTCAAAGAGGCGGTGGAGCACCTTGCGCGGCAGGCGGGGCTGCCCGAGCCGCACTGGCGCGGCGAGGCCCAGGGGCTGCGCATGGCAGCGCGGGCCAGGGAAGAAGCCATGGATGTGGCGCAGCGCGTGTTCATGCGCTGGTTTGAGCGTAGCCCGGAGGCGCAGGCCTACGCCAAGGGGCGCGGCTGGTCGGAAGGGAGCGAGGAAGAGCCTGGCACGCTGCAGGCGGCCATGCTGGGCTACAGCGGCGAGGGCAGCGAGGAAGAGCGGGCGGAAATGCGCCGGGAGTTGCAGGCGGCTGGGGTGGACCTGAGCAGCCCGGTGGCGGTGGCCATCCTGGGGCTGCGCGGGGACGTGGCAGGCTGGGCCAGGGCGCACGACCTGCAGGTGAGCGACGACTGGATAGCGGGCGGGTACATCCCCGGGCTGGTGGGCCACAAGCGCCTGGTCTACCCGCATGTGCGCGCCGGTCGGGTGAGGTATCTCTCGGCCAGGTCGATCGAGGGCAAGTTTCACTACAACCTGCCCGAGGTGCTGATCGGCAAGCGGCAGCTCTATTTCAACCACGTGTACAGCGCCGCAGCGGAGGACGTGGTGGTGGTGGAGGGCCAGGCGGACGCGATCAGCCTGGGGCAGATGGGGATCGCTGCGGTGGCATTGGCGGGAGTGACGCCGGGCGAGGAGCTGACCGATCTGCTCAAGGGTCACCGGGCGCTCTACGTGGGGCTGGATGCCGACGCAGCCGGGGAGACGAACCGCTGGCGGGTGGCGGATGCGCTCGGGCCGATGACGCGCATTGTTGCATGGAACGGTTTACGCGAATTTCAAACATACCAGGCGGGCGACCAGGTCAAAGCGGTGAAGGACGCGAACGACCTGCTGCGCGCCATGGTCCAGGCCGGTCTGGATGAGGAAGCTCAGACGGCCGCGGTGCGCGGGATGATGCGCCAGGCGCAGACATATGTTGAAGCGATCTGCGCATGGGCGGGACAGCAATCAGGCGCTGCGCGAGATACAAGCCAGGTCGAAGCCCTCAGGGTTATATCCAGGCTGGATACATTGCAATTTGCACAATATCGTTTGGGTCTGGCAAAAGCGCTTGGGGTAAGCGTACGTGAACTTGGTAACCTGATTAAGGCTCTGGATGCGGTTGACAAAACGGAGCAATCACGAGGAGAGCCGGTATATACCTGGGGTGGGCTAATTGACGGGTGGTTATTGGAATATCTGTACGACGTTGAGGAAGATCGCGCACGCCTGGCCTGGCGCGATCCGCAGGGACGGATCGATCAGGGCGAGAGCGTAACGATCAATGGTCGGTTGTATTTGCCCTACCCTCCCAACGACACGTTGAAAAGTGGTGCCATTATTTTCCCATCCGCGCTTGGAGAGCGGCGCAGTATGACCGAGCTGGTGAGCTACATCAAGATGTATTTACGTTCTATCTATCTTTTCCCGAGCGAGGAAATGATCGGTCTGACGGCGTGCTGGGTACTTACCACATGGGTGTATGACTGCTTCGAAACGGTGATCTACCTGCGGGCGATGGGTGGAGCGGGGAGCGGCAAGAGCGAGCTGATCAAGCGCATTGGGATGATCTGCTACCGGACGATGACGGCGAACGGAGCGGGATCGACCTCGAGCCTATTCCGAAGCCTGGAGCGCTACAAGGGAACGGTGCTGCTGGACGAGGCAGATATCCAGCAGAGCGATACTGAGAACGACATGGTGAAATTCTACAACCTGGGGGCGATGCGCGGCAACCCGATCTGGCGGACGGTCGAAGTGACCGGGCCGAACGGAGAAAAGGATTGGGAGGCGGTGAGTTTCCAGACCTTCTGCCCGAAGTTAATCGCGATGCGCAAGGAATTTCGAGACGACGCGGTGGGAACCAGGTCGATCACGTTGAAGCTGAGTTCGGCTGAAATGACCGAACTCAAGGCGGCAGGGATCAGTCTGACGGTGAATAACATGATGAGGGCACGGGCACAAGCGATACGGAATCTGCTGGTTCGCTGGCGATTAGAAACCTGGCAACCTGAAATTGAGGTAAATGCGGATCTCTATGACATGTCGATCAGCGCGCGGCTCAACCAGGTCGCGGGTCCGTTGCTGGCTCTGGCTCAGAATGATCTTTCGCAACAAGAAGAAATCCGGCATATCTTACGTGAATATTACCGGGAGTCAATCATCAGCCAGAGCATGACAATTGGAGCGCGTGTAATCGAGGCGATGTGGAAGATATGGCAATATCCAGACCTGCGCAAAGAAATGTTACGACAGGAAAGCACGGGAGAATACATCATCAAGATCGGAGACATTACGCGGATTGCTAATGAGCTGATTAACGAAATGAATGATACAGGCGATAAGGAAGAGGAGGATAGCAAGCGATTTGGATCACGCGAATTGAGCTCGCAAAAGATTGGCCGGATCATTCGGACTGAATTACAGCTTCGCGTCAGCGAGCGAAGACGTGATGGGTTCTGGGTGTACTGGAATGAACCACGGATGATAGGTCTGTCAACGAGATTCGGAATTAACCCAGAAAATTTCAAACCATCTTCTGCAACGAAATCCCAGGCCGAACAAATGACGATGCTACAACCTTAAAAAATGCGTGAAGATGTTAACTTTGTGAATTGACCTGGCTACTACTGAAATGTTTTGCATGTGGGAGGCAAAATGGACGAAAAACGACAAAACAAATATATATCGGCCAAAATTATTCACAAAGTTCACGAAGTTAACGGATTTTTTAAGATGAGAATCAGGGCTTTTAAGGCGATTTTAGTTCGCATAACGGTAAAAAATGAGCCTTTTTCAATTCAATTCATTTCATGGAAATGAATTTTATGAATATTCGTGAAGTTAATTTCAGGCGCGTCGCTTTTTTGCCCTGTCGTATAAAACTAGGGTGTGAACTTTGTGTGAACTTTGATTTTGAAAGTTCACGCATTTCGCGCGTTTTGGATTTTTTAAGATTGGGAGGTATGGGTATGAAAACATGGATGTTATGGTATGACGATCAGGGAGATATCGTAGAGCGAGTCATACGAGCAGCCAATTATTACGAAAAAAAATATTTATGCAGGCCTAATTTATGCCTGATAGCTCATGGGGAGATACCAGGTGAGCTAATGGTAAATGGAATTCGAGTGATATCTGATCGGAGGGTGGCACGAAAGCACCTATGGATAGGATACGAAGCAATTCAAGGGGATGAAAATAATGACCTTCTATGAGGTTAGAAACAGGTTAGAAACAAAAAATAAGGATTATGGCATGGATTATTCCATGCAAAATCAGGCTGAGCTTTTGACGACGCTGATTCAATCCTTGCAAATCAACATAGCCACAATAACTACAGCACAACTTCAGGATGTGGCTGACAGGTTATCAGTGATTGCCAAAAAAAATCCGAAATGGACCTGGCGATACCTGCGCAATATATTGAATGGAAAAATGAATGCCAGCCGGAAATTGATGAAAGCGTTATATCAGCTAGGAGCAATTATTGATCAAACCCCAACGCGCCTGGTGATGGGCGAGAATGTGCTGGTAATTGCGCTGGGTAAGGTAGCTAATGGAGCGCTGGTCTTAGCCGATAGCAAGAAATGCGACAATCCTGGATGTGGGATTGAATTTATTCCCCGGTCTCCTAACCAGCGATATTGCTGTATTGATTGCAGAAAGATCGATATGAAAAGGAAGAGGGCATGAATGAGGAAATTTTGATTAATGATGCCAGCCATGCCTGGTTACGGAGAGTGCATGTTGTGGGTATGGGAGGTCCACCGTCATTGGATGAATGGTTGACCAGATTACCAGGAGTATGTATGGATACATTGACTGTCATGAGATATGAAGAGAATGATCTCGGTTTGCATCATCTATGGCTTTGGTGGAAACCGCGCGAAACAGTTTTCTTGCGTTTTCCGGATGGACAAACAAAATTGGCAGTGGCATGGTGGATTGGTTCGGATAGCTTCAGGAAGGCAGCAGAGAATGCAGCAACCCAATATTTTTTAGATATGGGGTACGATGGACATCTCTGCCTGACGCGTATCCTGCCCAAAAGAGCACCACGAAATGAGCATGATCAACCACTGCCGTTGGAAATTACAAGCCTGGGGCTAACCATGCAACTTGTATTGCGCGAAGCGCGGTGGGTGCCGCGCGGATATCTGGTCGTGATGGAGGCGATTGATGAAAACGATTGCTGAATGGCGATGTCAGAATGGACACGTAATGGGGCAGGTAGTTCGAAATGGATCTGGAATACGGATGCTATTACTCTACCGACAAGCCATTAACAGAGATGGGGAGCGCGAACCTGAAGTGGATATTATGGCTGTGGTTGAGGGACATGTTGCCGATGTGCGTTGCTCAATTTGCGGAAATATGCGAACATGGGTGCCGGGCGAGGAAAGCCTGAGACGGCTTTTGCAGGATTTGAGGAAAAAACACTTGACAGATGTGTAATATTTTCTATAATTCAATTATTGAAATTCAATGATTGAATATTGGCACGTCAGGTGAAATGTCCTGGCGAAACCGGAGATGAGCGCCCGGCAACCTATTAAGGTTTGCCTGGCGCTTGATTTTTGAGCAGGAGGTAAACATGAATCTCAATTTTCAGAATCTTGGAGAACTAATGGCATTGTTTGGAACCCTCGGTGGCGTGGGGGCGTTGATAGCGGCGCTAATCAATGTGTTGAAGACGATCGGAGTGGTGAAAGATGGCCAGGCTCCGGCTGTTTCTACCGGGCTTAACCTGTTGGGTTTGATACTCCTATTTGTAATTGGAGTGATCAAACCAGATTTTGATCTTGCAGGGGCTGATCGATTTGCGGGAGAACTGGCGGGTTTGCTTATTACCGTATTCGGGTTTATCTGGCAACTGGTTGTGGCCAGGATGACACATGATAAATTACGTGGTATTGGCGTGATTGGGAAGAGTTATACGATCGATCGAAATAATGATAATCATACCTTCCTCTATGAACAGGCTCATCGAGAATAACTATGCCATCTGTTCCACCCGAAGAACTCTGGACGCAATTTGCAATTATCGGGATTATCGTTCTCGTTTTTATCCTTCTATCAATCGGGGTACGCAAATTCTGGAGCGAGATGACAGAATGGCTTGAGAAGCAGGACCAGAAGCGAGAAGAAGAACGAGAAAAGCAACGGATATGGTTAACGGAACAAAACCGGCTCAGAGAAGAGGCGCAGGATCGGCGAGATACATCATGGCAGCAATTAGTTGCGAGTATGCAAAAGGAACAGCAGGAACGGACGCGGGAAACGAATGCGTTACTGGCTGATCTGGTGGAACAGATGAAAGGCCTGGGGAAGGATTTGCGCGAGCATGACGCCTGGGCACGCGGAAATAGTCATGCGGTTAATACGAGATCCAAACGGGCATGATCTATGAATGAAAAATACAGGCAGGATGCGCAATATCTCGAACAACTGGCACTCGGACTGGAAGTAGACGATCAGGAGCGATCGGATAATGGTTTTGTATCTCCTGATGAGGCCAGGCGGCGTAGCATGACGGCACGTCAGGCTTTGGGTCTTTCGGGAGAAGAAGAACCGCCGCAATGGTTTGAACAATATCAGTCGCTCCTTGCGGCTGGCTGGCCATGGCGAATAGCATGTTATATCGCCTGGTCGGCAAGTCCGAAAATGAATCGCTGGCCAAGGACGCAGGAAGAGCTGGCGAGAGAAATACTTGGATTGACGAGCGACCGGCAGATTGGTACATGGAGGAAACGGAATCCGGCAATCGATGAGGTAATCGCACTGATGCAAGCGGCGCCGTTGATGGAGCGTCGCGCTGATGTATTCAGGGCGCTGGCAATATCTGCAAGCGATCCGGATCATCGAAGTAATCCAGACCGGAAATTGTTCCTTGAGCTAATTGGGGATTATGTGCCGCGGACCCGGGTGGATGTGAAACGGAATATAGAAATGGATGATTTAAGCCAAGTGCCGGAAGAAGAGCTACGGAAGCTGGCAGGACTATCTCGAGAGGATGATGATGAGCCTGGTTCTGACACCTGAACTGGCGCGCATTGAGCGCTCCAAGCGCGAACTTGCCAGAAGACATGTTGCGGATTTCGGGCAATATGTATTGCCATGGTGGAAACCGGCGGCACACCATGCGCTTATTGCAGAATACCTGGAGCTGGTGGAGACATATATTCGTACAAGAGGGAAGGGTATTGGGCGGCTAATCATTGAAATGCCGCCACGTATGGGAAAGACGGTCGAGGTGAGCCAGATTTTCCCGGCATGGCTGCTGGGGCGATTACCTGATTCAAAAATCATTTTAACAAGCTATGGGGCGGATCTGGCACAGGATAACAGCCGGGCGGTGCGGCAAATTGTGACAGGAGAACGATTTGCAGCGGTGTTTGGACAGCTATCGGCGGTGGAACATCCGGTGGAGCTGTCGGATGATGCACGGGCAAAGGCAAATTGGGATCTGGCAGAGCCACACCGGGGCGGGGTTGTGGCGGCAGGCGTGGGCGGCGGTATCACCGGCAAGGGTGCGCACCTGCTGATCATCGACGACCCGTATAAAAACCGTGAGGATGCTGATTCGGAGGCATATCGCAGACGCGTAATGAGCTGGTATACCTCCTCGGCTTATACCCGGTTGGAAGAGGGCGGAGCAGTGGTGATCATCCACCAGCGCTGGCATAGGGAAGACCTGATCGGCGAACTGTTGAAAGCCATGTCCACCGATCCGCTGGCGGATCAGTGGGTAGTTTTATGTCTGCCTGCACTGGCATACAGCGAGGATGAACTGGCAAAAACAGAGGAAGAACAACGACAGGCGCTTCTAGAGGGCATCTGGAAGGATCGCGAGGATACGCTGGGACGGAAACCAGGAGAGGCTCTATGGCCGCAGAAATACGACCGGGAGATCTTAGAAAAAATTAGGCGAAATCTGGAGTTAAATGGAGGGCTTCTGGACTGGTATGCGCTGTACCAGCAGCAGCCGAGGCCGCAGGAAGGGGGATTCTTCGATATTCCTGATTTTGAGATTGTAGAAAAAGCCCCGGATGGATTGCGCTGGTATAGATATGTTGATCTCGCAATATCTGAAAAGAAGACGGCAGATTGGAATGCAAGCGTGGCCGTGGCCATGGATAAAGACGGAACGGTATATCTAAGGGATATGATCCGGGTACAAGGATGGCTTGAGTTCAGGGAGCGAGCGAAGGCGGCAATGCTTTCGGATTTGGAATATGGCACGACCTGGGCGGTAGAAGATGTGGCATTTCAGGCACTGGCATTACAGGAATTTAGACGCGATGCGGAGCTGGCTAATGTCAATATCATTTCAATTACGCCCAGAGGCGATAAAGTCGAACGGGCGCGGCCACTACAGGGTCGCGCCAAAGCGGGGAAGGTAAAACTGGTGCGGGGGAACTGGAATCAGGCGTTTATTTTAGAGGCACTGGATTTCCCGAATGGAAGACATGACGACCAGATCGATACGGCCAGCGGAGGGTTGCAAATGATCGCATCACAGATCGTAATTGACGGGGAGGTAATATTCTAATGGCATTATTCCGCGATCTGGTCGAACGACTACGAAGCGCCTCGCGGGCGTTTGTGCTTGGTCAGGGTGTGGTTGACCCGATGGATCGAAGCTATGGTCATCCAACGGAGACTTTTTCGCCTGAGGAATATGGAAATTATATTGCCACGAGCAATGCGGTTTTCTCATGTATTACCCTGCGTGCGAATATGCTCAGTGGATTGCCATTGCGGATATACCGTATCAGACAGGGAATTAAAGTCGAGGTAACTGAGGGACGTCTATGTGAATTATTGCAAAAGGTAAATCCATTCTGGACGACCCGACGGTTAATCGAGATGACTGAGAAAAGTCTTCTACTCTGGGGTAAGGCATTCTGGTTTTGTGAACGAGGATCCAATGGACGGGTTCCACCGCGAGAAATCTGGTGGGGACGACCTGACCGGGTACGGGTGGTGCCAGATGCGGTCAATTACATATCCAAGTTTTATTACTTTCCGCTGACCGGCGGAGAGCCGATCCCATTCGAGCCGAGCGAGGTGATATGGTTTCGCTATGGGAATCCGATTGACGAATATGAGGGATTATCTCCGCTGGCGGCGGCACGGCTTGCAGCAGACCTGGGGAATGCAGCGGCAAAAAGCAATATGAAATTCTTTCAACAGGGGATGCAACTGGGTGGGGCAATATTGCCAAAGAACAATGTGGTTTTGACCAAGGATCAGGCGGCGGAGATCGAGAACAAGCTGGAAAGACGGTATTCCGGCGCCGATAGGGCCCACCGATGGGCTGTATTCCGAACAGAATTTGAAATGAAGCAATTTGGAATTACGGCTAAGGATGCTGAGTTCCCGTTCACATTAAGCTGGACGTTGGAGGAAGTAGCGCGCGCTTACGGAATACCGCTTGATTTAATTGGCGGACAGCGGACATACCAAAACGTGGAGGCGGCGGAGCGGGCGATCTGGATTCGGACGTTGAAACCGGAGGCAGATTTCATAGCCGATGAAATCAATGAGCAGCTGCTGCCGATGTTTTCTGGCGATGCCGATCTGGTTGCATTCGATTTCAGCGGTATCGATGCGCTTGGAGAAAGTGAAACAGCCGCCTGGGAACGGGCCAGGGGGCAAATTCAGGAGGGAGCAATTACGATCAACCAATGGCGATCGGATCGTGGGATGGAACCGGTGGCCTGGGGCGATGTGTGGTGGGCACCAATGGGGAGGATTCCAGTATCGAGTGCTGATATGGAGGTTGTTCCGACTGCAGTTTCCTCTGCATCCACAACGTCAACAAATGAGGATGACAATAGAGCAGCGATGGAAAAATTGCGACGGAGACGGATGATCGATTATGGAAGCGCGGAGCATGAACGCGTATGGCGGAATTATGAACGTAAGGCAACGCGATGGGAACGAATTATCGGTCAGGTGGTGCAGGAATTATTCCAACGGCAACGCGATTCGATTGTGGCAAAAATCAGCGATGGAATGGCGCGGGCAAAATTCGATCCTACAGAGCCATTCGACAAGAAGGAGTGGATCAAGAAATTCCGCACTGAAATCCGGCCGAAACTGCGCGACCTGGTGCGTGAATTCGGTGAGGATGCGCTGGATGAACTAGGGCTGAACCTGGCGTTCGACGTGGCGCAGCCGCGGGTGGCACGCTTCATCGAGCAACGGGCACAGCGCTTCGCCGAAGAGGTCAACCAGACGACGTGGGATGAACTAAGAAACAGCCTGAGCCAGGCACTGGATGCCGGGGAAGGACTGGTCAAGATCATCGAGCGGGTGGAGGCGGTGATGGCGGAGCGGATTCGCTCGAGCGGGGAGACGATCGCGCGGACGGAAGTGGTGGGGGCATCCAACGGGGGAGCGCTGGAGGCGTACCGGCAGAGCGGATCGGTGCAGAAAAAGACCTGGCTGAGCGCGCTGGAACCAGGACGTACACGAGAGAGCCATGTTGAGGCGCATATGCGTTACCAGGCTAACCCGATTAGACTGGATGAGGATTTCGAAGTGGGCGCGGGCAGAGGACCACACCCGGGGGCGATTGGGTTGCCTGAGGAGGATATCAACTGTCTATGTACGATGCAACCTGTAGTGGAGGAGGAATGATGAGAGCATTACGGGCGTATTGTGACCGGGCAGCGGTCGAGAGCGGACAGGCGGGGAGCCCGATCAGATTCACAGTGGCAACGGAGGGAATCAAGCGTGATGGGCTCAACCTGGTTATCAGTGGCGCACAATTGGATAACTATCGGCGTAATCCGATTGTGACCTGGGCGCATGATTTAATGGGGCGCAATTTACCCATAGGGCGCGCGGATGTAATCGTGAACGGAAATAGGCTGGATGCAGACATTATATTTGATCAGGAGGATGAGTTTGCCAGGTTAATCGAGAGCAAGTACCGCCGAGGTTATTTGAATGCGGTATCGGTCAACTGGGATATTTTAGCAAGCGACGGCCGGGATATCACGGAATGGGAACTGCTGGAAATTGCGGCGGTCCCCGTGCCGGGCGACCCGGACGCACTCATGCAGCGGCAGTACGAGACGCTGAAGGAGATTTTTGAACCCGAAGCCAACGGCGAGGGTCCATGGGAGGAACTGGCGGCCGAGATGGTCGACGTGTTCCTGCCGGGGCCTGATGAAACCGATGATGCTCGCAGGAAACGCTACCAGGCACTGCTGCCGAAATACCGCAGGCTTGGGCGTGTTGCGCCGGAATTTCTTTCGAGGGACGAACTTAAGGGGCTCAATTCGGAACAGCTGCGTCAAGTGTTCCTGGAGGGGGAATGGGAGATCGCTCATGGGCAACGTAAAGGAGCGGCGCTCAATCAACGCAATCGAAGCGATCTTGAACAGGCAGTAATGTTGATTCAGGGGGTATTGGAGCGATCGTTAAACGAGCCGGATGAAGAAACGACGGAAAACGACCGGGCGATGCGGACACTACAAATGATTTACGAAAAACTATCTCAAATTGGAGGATATCATGACTGAGAATACTTTTGATCAATTGATGGCCACGATCAATGAACGGCTTACGGCGATCGGGCAGGCAGTCGATGAAAACCGGTTGAAGAAGCTGGTTGAAGATCAGTTTTCGCTCCTGATGAACGATCAGGAATTCGTGCGCAAGATGCGCTTCGGTGGGAGAACCGACGGCAAGTTGGTGGGTACAAAATATGCACGCTGGGGGCTTTCGGTAGCAGATATTGAGTTTCTTTATGATTTGCAGGAAAGCCTACGCGGGCAGAAGCGGGTCAGCGATACAGGGGTCTACAATGGGCCTGGTGAAGAGCTTCGAAATACTTTCCAGGCGATCACCGATGCATATTACCTGCCAATGGAAGATGTGCGGGCCATGGACCGACGCGCGATTGACGATCTGTTTCCGCGCATTCCGATCACCTGGTTTAGAGGGAAGGATAGTGATCTGGCACGGCGTGGGGCGTTCGAACTGACCGAGGCCTACCAGCGCGCGATGCGCGCGATGGATACCGCGGAAGGTGGTTATGGGCAGCAGTTGATTGGCGCGCAGTATGTGGGCGAGTTGTGGGACGCCGCGCGCGGCGAGAGCCGCATCCTGGGGCTGCTCGAGACTTTCGAGATGACCCAGCCGACGGCGTACCTGCCGGTAGAGGTGGATTTCCCCGAGATGTTGTTCGTCTCGGAGTCCACGGTTTATAACGCATCGAATTACACCACGGTCAAGACCGGATCGCAGCGCGTGCAGGTGGATGCGAAGAAATTCGTGATCCACCAGATGTGGTCGGGCGAACTCGAGGAAGACAGTATTATCCCGTTTATTCCATTCCTACGACGCCAGCAGTTGCTCAGTCTGGCGTACTATAGCGACAGTCTGGTACTCAACGGGGATACGACCAATGCAGCGACCGGCAACATCAACCTGGACGACGCTGATCCGGCAGACACCAAGCACTACCTGGCATTTGACGGCATCCGGCATGCCGGGCTGGTGGATAATACCGGCAACAGCAAGGACCTGTCCGGGGCGATTTCGCTGACGGCGCTGCGGGATGCGAAGGGCCGGATGATCGATTCGACCAACAAGATCGACTGGGGGCATCCGAACGATCCGAACGACCTGGTATACGTGGCAGATCCAGAAACGGCCGATAGAATTGCGTTGTTGGATGAGGTGATTGCCTATAAACAGCTTAACGGACAGCCATTGCTCAACGGTGAGGTGGCACGTGTGCTTGGGCACCCGGTTATTTCCTCGATTGCTCAGCCTAAAACCGAGGCGGACGGTAAGGTGAGCACCACAGCGTCCAATAACATCAAGGGCCAGGTGACAGCGTTCAACCGGCGTGGGTTCAAGGTCGGGTGGAGGCGGCGTGTAAAGACCGAGAGCGAGCGTATTCCGGCAACGGATCAGACGCGCATCGTGCTCAGCCTGCGGATGGGGCTGGGGCGGTTCACCCCGAGCGGTGCGGCCAGCGGGATTGAGGCTGCGGATGTGATCTACGACATCGCTCTGTAGCGAGCGGTCGATCGGGCAATCCGTCGATCAGTGAATGAGTTTGGCGCCTGGATCAAGGCGGTCTCCTCAACAGGACACCGAAGCGGTGCAGGCGCCAAAAGGAGAAAAAGGCTATGCAAATAGTGAATGCAATCGCAAAAGGGACGCTAATTCCACTGGTATTCATGCAGGCGGATGCGGCGGCCAGCCAGAACAACGCTGCCCTGACGGTGGCGGAGGTGCGCGATGTAGCGGCCAGCGCGGATGATCAGAACGCGGCTGACGGATACGTGATGCCATGGACGGGCGAAATCATTGGAATCTCAGTGCGATCCTCGGCGGCAAGGACGAATGGCACGCTGACGGCTGAGGCAATGGTGAATACCAGCGCGACCGGATTGACGGCGGCGCTCAATGCAACCAATACACAATCGGCCTATACACGCCAGGCGCGCGGGAATGATACTTTCGCGGCGGGCGACAGAATTGGAGCGAGGTTGACAACCGATGCGTCATGGGCGCCTGCAACGGCGGATATTGTGATTGTGGTATGGGCGCTGGTATATCTGGATATGATTTAGACAAGTGAAGGGCCGTCTTGTGATGAGGCGGCCCAGGAGAAAAATATGAAGTACCTGGTGCAATGGAAATACAAAAGCAGTCTTGGTGGTCCATGGATGAAGGGCGATGTGGTGGAGATCGATGATCGCCTTGCGGATGCGGTGAACCGTGATAGCCCGGGTGTGCTAAAACCGGTGGGTAAGAAGATGGAGGAAGCGCTGAGCAAAGAGGACCGCAGGGATCGTATGATGCGCGCTGAGCAGACCTACGCTCGTGGCGAGAGGAACCGAGCACCAGGGGTGATTTCAACGCAGTGAAAGGCGAGTGAGAAATGGGTGCACGTCTGGTACGAATTACTGCGAGCGGTCTGGTGAAAGCCGGGCCATGCGTATTGAAATCTGTGCATCTGGTGGCAGGGTCGGCCGCGGCCACGCTGGGTGTTCAAGATACAAGCACCGGCGGCGGGAGTGACATTTTGACCTTGGGCGCGGTGATCGGCGCGGGCGATTCGTGGACCTCGGGAGATGGGCGGGGTGTGCCGTTTTCGGCAGGCATTTACGCCACGCTGAGCGGGACGGGCGCCTCGGCATCATTCGAGATTGAGCCATGATGGACAGACTATACTGCACACTTTCGGAACTGATCGACGATCTGGACTCAACCGGGATCAAGGCCTGGAAGGAAAGCCAGGTGATGGACAAAATCGGAGCAGCGTCCGAATGGATTGATCGTAATTTGGGACAATTCATCCCGACCACGGAGACGCGGCGTTTTGACGGCAGCGGCCTTGATGACTTGTGGGTGGATCCGTTGCTGGCGGTGATCACGATCGTGGTTGACAGCACGACCCTGCAGGCGAGCGATTACCTGCTCTATCCACGCAATCGACACTGGGACAACGGGCCCTACACGCGGATCGCTTCGGACCCGAATTCGACCAATATCGGCGCATGGCCGGCGTTACGAGATTGCGTGGCGGTGACCGGCCGGTGGGGGATGTATGAGAGGAGCGTTCAGATCGCAGCGGTCAGCAGTCAGCTGATCGGAGACATGAGCCTGAGCGTAAGCAACGGAGCGGCCGTGTCTCCCGGGATGGTGCTGCTGATCGATGATGAGCAGGAAGTGGTGACGGCCACCGGCGCGCCGTCGGATTCGGCAGCCAACCTGAACGGGACGATCGACGCCAACCAGGAAGAGATCACGCTAGATAATGCAGGTATGATCAATCCAAACGAGATATTACGGGTGGATTTCGAGCAGATGCGCGCGCTAGACACGAATGGGAACCTGGTACTGGTGAGCCGCGGGTACAACGGGACGAAGCGCACCACGCACAATACCGGCGCGGATGTGTATGTTTACCGGACTTACCAGGTGACGCGGGGCGTGAATGGGACGATGGCCGCGGCGCACTCGAACGCGAGCCTGCAACGCTATGTGGCGCCGGATGATGTGAACGGACTATGCAGGCAGATGGCAGCGCTCATGCTCCGTATGGCTCAAACCGGATTTTCAGGTCGGGTAGGCAACGCTGAGACCGGCGAGGTTTCATTTTACAAGAGTTTCCCGAGCGAGATCGAGAAGATCCGCCAGGCTTACACGCTTTGGGATATATGAGATGGATTTCCAGATCGAAATGACGGGCTTCGACGAAGAGATGCGGCGGCTGGAGAAGTTCCCGCAGGTGGCGCAGCGCGAGCTGATACGCGCGATGGAGCAATCCGTGCGGGTGGTTGAGGCGGAAGTGAAGCCACTGACACCGGTGGGCGTCTCCTCGATGCTGCGAAATTCAATCGGGAGCGAGGTGATGGCGAGCCTGGGTGGAACGATCATCGGGCGGATCGGCTCAAGCATGAAGAACGAGGTGTATCCGAAGGTGATGGAGTTCGGGCGCGAGCCGGGCCACTGGATCAGCCCGGAAGGGATGGAGAGCCTGATCCGCTGGGTGCACGTGAAAGGCCTGGCGGGAACCTATTCGACCAAGACCAGGCGCAGGAAGGGCAGCCAGTTCAACCAACTGGTCGAGGATGCCACGGTGGCAGGGGCAATTGCCATGGCCATTTATCGGCGCGGGATCAAGGGACGGCATTTTCTGAGCGGCGGGTTCAACCGCGCAAACGGTCGGGTGATTGGATTTTTCGAATCGGCAATGATGCGCATTGCAAAACAGGTGATGAATGATTGAAAACTGGATCGATAAGATCGCGGCGTTATGGGCTGATATGGATGATGGCAAGGGCGGGAAGGTGCGGAGCTACCGGATGTATGAGGTTTCGGAATTTCCCTCTACCCTTATCGAATATCCCTGTGCGATAAGTTATCCACAACAGGTTATCTGCGATTATTCGGCAGGGAATAGCATCGATATCTGGGAAGGACGGACGGAATTTCATCTTACGCCGAATGTGGACCGATCTCAACTGCCGTATGTGATTCGGTTCTTTGCAAAAATCCGTAACGCAGTGGCAGCAGAGATGACGTTGGGTGGAAGCGTTGATTATTTTCAGCTGAGGATGGATCGAGCATCTATTGAAGGTCCGGTTCAGTTAACCTATGGCGGCGAGGAGCCGCACTGGGGACTGATCGTGTACTGGCGGGTGAAGGAAAATGTAACGCAAGAAGTTGTGATCTGAGGAGGCATTATGGCTGGTATTGAGGGCGGCAGAAAAATACAGCTTGGCGCGGAATCTGCGCCGGGAACGCCGGTGGCAGCAACGACGATCTGGCGGGGTAAGGGCGTGCCAGAGGATCAGCGCATGGTACAATTCATCGACGAGGATATTGGTTATGTCAGTGGGGTAGATCGTACGATTACGACGCGGCTGCTGGCAAAGTTCACATTCGACCCGACACCAGCAACCTTTGAACAACCATATATTTTTGCAGCGGGGATCAAAAACGTGGTTGCCGGGGTGGCGGACGGCGCAGGAAGTGGCAGGAAATATGTTTATCCGATGCCCACGGTTGCGCCGAACACGAATGTGATCAAGACTTACACATTGGAGGGCGGGGATAATCAGCAATGCGAGGAAATGGAATACGCATTCGTTGAAAGTTTTAAGCTGACCGGCAAGCCGGGAGAGGCAGTGTTATGGTCTGCAGAATGGACGGGGCGTCAGTTAACACCAACGACATGGACGACCGGTTTAAGCCTGCCAAGTGTGGAATCTATTCTGTTTAGCAGGGGAAAACTTTTCATTGATGATGTGAGCGGAACAATTGGAAATACACAGAAGAGCGGCACATTCCTGGGAATGGAGCTGGCGGTGAAGACCGGCTGGCAGATTGTGGAGACCGGCGATGGCAATCTGTATTTCTACACGATCAAGCACACGCGCGAGGACATGGAAGTGGTGCTCAACCTGACCTTCGAGCACGACGGCACGGCCACGGCGGAGAAAGCCAACTGGCGCAGCGAGACGGCGCGCCTGATCCGCCTGCAGTGGGAAGGCAGCAGCCTGGCGACGCCGGGGACGAACTTCAGCAAGAAGACGGCGCGGATCGACCTGTGCGGGAAGTGGGAAAAGTTCGAGAAACTGGGCAGCCAGAAGGGCAACGACGTGATCGCGGGAGTTTTCCGGGCGCGGTTCAACAGCACGGCAAATCTGTTTGCGGAATTTACGTGGGTTAACGAATTAACGAGTTTGCCATGAAAGATAAATTTAAGATCACTCAGGCGCAATTTGAGCGATTTTTGGCTTTGCTTGAAGAGCATGGTGTAGAAAACGCGAAGATGAACATCGCGCAATATGCGGGATGGGTTGTACGCTGTGCGGTAGAGGCAGGATGGTTAGAGATGAATGTGGATGAGTCTGACCCGGCGGAAGTGATGCGCATCCACCGTGCGATACAGAAAAGGGTGGAGGAGATCCTGGCGCCTGACCCAAACTGATCCTGGCGGTGGTGGATTTCGTCGAAAAACGAGGTCCGCAACCGCCAGAACTCAAGTTGAAATGGCGCTGCGATCGCTATCGGGCGCTGCCGGATGCGGGCGGGGTGCGCGATCAGGAAGCCGGGCTGCCGGACCGGATGGAACTGGCGGAACGGGTGTACGCGACCTGGTCGTTATGGCAGAGCCGGCAGCCCGGGCACGAGGGCGGATGGGCTGAGGCGCACCAGGAGGAATGGAAGACGGTGATGGCGATCATGGAGTTGCAGAATGAGCGAATCAACGGTTCTTGAATTTTTGATCAAGGCACAGAACCAGGCGAACCAGGTATTTGATCAGGCGCGAAAAGGAATTGGGGGACTTTTTGATCAGGCAAAGGCAGCATCGAGAGGAATGACGGACTTTATGAGCGCTATCGGGGGGGTAAACCAGGTACTTGGCATTGGACGCGCAGTCATTGATCAGACGATTGGGAGAACGATGGAGTATGCCGGACAGATACGGGAATTGAGTTTATTAACAGGAGCGAATGCAGAGGAGTCGAGCAAGCTGATCCAGGCAGCGGATGATATGGGGATTAGTTATGGCACATTACAACAGACGATGGAAGCCGCCGTGAGGAGAGGAGTAGATCCATCCATTGAGGGAATGGCACGGCTGGCAGATCAATATAATGCAATTTCTGATCCGATACAACGCAGTAAATTTTTGATGGACACGTTTGGGCGCAGCGGTGCAGAACTGGCTATGTTGATGCGGGAGGGATCGAATGGAATACGTGAGCTGGGCCGCGCAGCGGAGGATTCGGGACTTGTAATGACACAAACCGCGATCAACGGTGCACGGGAGCTGGAAATGCAGATCGATGCATTGAACGATCAGGTAGAGGCAGTAAAGATTAATATTGGTAATGCATTTATTCCAGTGGCTGTGGATGCTCTTGACGTGCTGATTTCTACATCCGATGAGGTCAAAAAATCAAATTTGCAATGGACACAGGCAATACCGGTTTTGGGAGGAGTAGTAAACGCGTACATCGGTGTGAAAAATATCCTATTCGGAACTGCCGATGCGGCTAAAGCGGCAACGGCGGAAGTAGAAAAATTGAATCAAACGGCATCCGGTGGGCCAGTATTTGGCACGCGGGGAAAATTAAGTGATCGGGCGGGTTATGGGAATTACTATACAGGAAATTACAACACAGGCGAACCGGGTAGAGCAAGCGGAGGGCCGATGTGGGCAGGTGTGACGCGCTGGGTGGGAGAAAACGGGCCGGAGCCGTTCACGCCCACCATGGACGGGTGGATCGGGACGCCGCCCGGCGGGGGCGGGGGTAGCGTACAGATCAACCTGAGTTTCCCGTCGATGTTCCCGCCGAGCAACCCGGGGCAGTTGGTGGACGTGCTGCGGCCGGCAGCCGAGCAGGTGGTGCGGGAGATGAGGCGCAATGGCCAGATATAACACGTTCAAATACGGCACGCAAAAATACGGCGCGTCAATTTCAGACAATATGATCTGGGGGCTGGAAGTGGACTGGGATGACGACGGTACGTTCTCTGGCGCAATCGAGGCTGGACGGATGATTGGAATCTCCATCGATCGCGGGCGGAATTACCTGATCACCGCGGCCGGTGACGGCTTCGAAGCGGTGTTCCCTGGCAGACTGCGAGTCATCCTGGACAATCGGGATGGGCGCTATGATGCCTACAACACAAGCAGTCCATTGTATCCGTCCGTCGAACCGGGGCGGCTGGCTCGCCTGCATCTGAGAGCCGGGGCAACGGCATATACGTTGTTCAGTGGAATCGTGCAGGATATCCGGGCAAGCCGTCGATCCCAAGTCGCCACCCTGGACGTCGAAGATGGCCTGCGCTGGCTGCAGGATGAGCCCGTCAGTACACAGATCTACCAGAATATTTATGCAGGGCAGGCGATCGGCGCGGTGCTGGATGCTGTGCAGTGGCCGGCCAGTTGGGGGAGAAACATTGCGACCGGCGCGGATTTGCTGAATTATTGGTGGGCCAGAGGTCGGAATGCAATGGAAGAAATCCGCGCGTTGGTGGACAGTGAGATCGGACACTTCTTCCACGCCGCGGATGGAACATTTGTTTTTCGCAGCCGCCAGACCAGCCAGGCAGCGGCAGTTTCGGTGAATCAAGGGCAAATCAGCACCGACCTGGAAACGCCTCAACCCTGGGACGTTCGGAGAAATTCCATCCGGGTAACTTCGAACGTGATCACAGTAGGCCCGTCCGTGACGGTTTGGAGCGCACCAAAAGAGATCGCGCTCGATCCGGGTGCGAGCCTGGAGGTCATCGCCGATTTTGGCGGAGGCGTGATAAACCTTATCGACCCGGTGGCCACGACGGATTATACGGCGTTCAGCCAGAGCAATGGAATTGGGACAAATCTGACAGAATCGATCCGGGTTAAGATGACAGGTTTTGCGGAATCTGCCAAGGTAATATTAACCAATCAGGGCAGCCAATTGGCTTATATCAATTTTCTGCAGGTACGGGGTAATCCGTTGGGTCAAGCAGTCATGACGGCACAGGCAAACCTCGACGTGCGCAGGCCGCAGACGTTGAACCTGGACCTGGAATGGCAGCAGGACGCAAACAATCCGAGCTCGTTTGCAGCCCGGCTGCTCCAATTTTTATCCGGGGTTGGCATGCTGCCGGTGCTGGTGATCGAAAATCGGCCGGAGATCCAGTTCGCAGTGGACCTATTCGATCTGGTTAATGTGGATATCACGGCGCTGGGGATCAGCGGGACGTTCCGAGTAGGCTCAATCCGGCATGAATGGACGGGTTCGAATGGCCAGGCAGTACGCACAACCTGGAAGTTGGAGCCCTATCAGAGTTATGACTATTGGCGCTTCCCGGTAACCTTTAACACAACCTCAATTTTAGGATGGTGAAATATGGCATATAACACGCCACCGACGAAGAATACAGGAGATACATTTTCCGCAAGCGAATTCAACACCTATATTCGAGACAACATGGCCGCCGGTGTTCCGGATATTTTTGAGGCTGCGGGAGACCTGGCGGTTGGAAGTGGAGCCGATGCGGCAATGCGGCTGGCAAAGGGACAAATCGGTCAATTGCTCAGGGTTCTTTCAAATGGATCCGTTGGATGGGGAGGCCCACTAATACAAAGGTATGGTAGTAATGCTAACGATTGGACGCAGCCCGGGAGCACAATTTACATTCCGGAAAATATTTTTTTTCAACTGGGGCTTTTCACGATTTCATCAATAGCGGCAAACAATTCCTATGCAGGTGGGATTATGTTTAATACCGCATTTGGAGGGGCACCTTTGGTATTTTGTTCAGCGATGCATGCAACTCATAATATTACTGTCGTCGTTCAAAGCACAAGCACAACGAATGTAGTGTTCAGTGTATTTAACAATACTTCATCTACAGCAAGCAATGTGAAGGTCATCTTTATGGCAATAGGGCCATCAGCATAAAAGGAGAAAGTCAAATGTCTACGTCATATCCAAATGAAATTAAATATTTTGCATCAAAAACAGATGCGATCGATGATGTACGTGCAGAGGATATAAATAATGTCCAGAATGAGATAATGGCTATACAGAATGAATTGGGTACGAATCCAAAGGGGGAATATTCTAATGTGCGATTACGGATTGAAAATATAGAAACGGATATTGTTGATATCTCTGCATCATTAACCACTATTCAAACGGATATTGTTGATATCTCTGCATCATTAACCACTATTCAAACGGATGTTGTTGATATTTCCGCACTATTAACCATTATTCAAACTGGATGGATTCCATCTTCAATACCCTGGAGCTATGCAAGCTCTACTACATTCACTATAAGCGGGGATGTGCGCAACCTTTTTCCAAAGGGTACAAAAATTAAACTCACCCAGACCACTACAAAATATTTCTATGTGATTGATGCCACCTATGCCTCTCCAAACACCACAATAACCATCACAGGAGGAGATGATTACTCCTTATCCAATGCCGCTATTTCCAATGCATATTACAGCTATGCCACCTCCCCTCAGGGATTTCCAGGTTATTTCAACTACACTCCGACATGGACAAGTACAGGCACTCAGCCTTCCCTCGGAAATGGCACGCTCAATGGGAGGTTTTGGATTCAGGGTAATGGGGTAAATTTTTGGTTTGAATTGATGTTTGGGAGCACCACCTCAGGTGGGACGGGAAACTGGAGGTTTGCTTTACCAACACCTGCATTAAGTGGGATAAGGGGATTATTGCCTGTGAATGCACGAGATGCCGGAGTTAATAGTTATCCGCGATTCGCCGTGGTTACCGACCAAGCTTATTCTGGGAGCTATATAGAGATGTTTCTTCAGCTGGACAACCAAAATAACACCTTAGGCATTACATCCACCAGCCCGTTTACATGGGGGACTGGAGATTATTTAACCGTTGGGCCGGGTTTTTATCTTTTATAAATTGTGAGGGTAAAAATGATTTTATTACGGCCGGTCGATAATCGATTTCCAATAACACAAAAATTTGGCGAGAACCCGCAATTATATCCAGGTACAAAAGGACATAATGGGATCGACTATGGTCTCCCGGAGGGGCAGCCGGTGAGGGCGGCAGCGGATGGTCAGGTGATCCGGGCTGAACTGGATACAGAAACGGCTCAAAATCCGAAGGCAGGTTATGGATTGCATGTTCGCATACAACACAGCGATGGAAGTATGACGATATATGGTCACTTAAGCAATATATCAGTACGAACCGGCCAGGTAGTTTCCATGGGAGAGGTAATAGGTCAATCGGGCAACACGGGTAGATCGACCGGTCCGCATTTGCATTTCGAGCTGCGGCGCGGTGTTGCAATGATCACCGCGATCGATCCTTCGCCATTCCTTTTGGATGAAATTCCGCCGGAAGTGGGATTATTTATGATGGAAATCTTACCTGATGGAGATGGGTTGCGTATCCGATCTGGGCCATCGAGAGATCGTGGCATCATACGAACGATGCGATCTGGAGAACGGATGAAAGTCTTCGGAATTACTGGATATGATGTGTGGTTAAAGCTGGAAGATGGTTACTGTATGTATCGGCCGGATTGGGTAAAAATTCAAAGAGAATAAGATTACTTCGGGATAAGCCCGAATTTAGGATATAGTCACCATGATTTTATGTGTATAGGTAATATCCCTCCTGGGGCATTGTGGATGAGGTTGAGAGCACCCAAAAGGGTGTGTTATTCGAATCCCTCCTGGGGCATTGTGGATGAGGTTGAGAGCACCCAAAAGGGTGTGTATGATGAAAATTAGCATTTAATTATGAAATTGTAATGTTTCCACTTGATGTTTTCAGGGAGTTGGTGTAGAATAAACGCGGTAAACGTCAGGGTGCCCCCCTCACTCTGGCGTTTGCCATTTAAAAAAGGTAGGGCCGCTGTTTGGGCGGCCCTTTGGGGTTTTATTTTGAAGCCATTTGCTCGAGAGCGGTGATGAGTTGAGCCATTTCATCCAGAGAATTGTAATGGGTAGCGCCGACTCGCAGCAGGCCGCCTTTGTCTTCCAGCCCTAGCCGGGTGGTGACAGCAAGAGCGTAGAAGTTGCCGTTCCAGACGAAGATTCCCCGTTGGTCGAGCCTTCGGGCGATCTCTTGTGGGGAATACCCGTCCATAGTGAATGAAACCGTGGGCACACGGTGGTCAACCTGGTCTGGGGTGGCCGGACCATAAATATGCACCCCGGAGATTTGGCTGAGCCCTTCCAGAATAGCCCGGGAAAGTTCGGTTTCATACGCTCGAACCGCCGCCATGGCCTGTTTGAAGATCAACCTTCTGCCCGTATACTCTCCCGCGTACAGTTCGAGGAAGTCCTTCCCGTAGTTCTGGCCAAGCCATTCGAAATATTCCAAAGCCCCAAGCACACCGGCATACCCCTCAAAGTTTCCGGTACCGGTTTCAAACTTGCCCGGAGGGTTGGCCGGTGCCGGACGAACCCGGTAAGCGGGTAAACGCTCCAAAAGATCATATCGCCCGTAGAGCACACCCACATGCGGACCGAAAAATTTGTACGCTGAACAGACTAAAAAGTCACATCCGATTCGCTGCACGTCCATGGGCCCGTGGGCGGCATATTGCACAGCATCAATATATACCAGAGCCCCGACCTCTTTGGCCAGAGAGGTCATCTCGTATACCGGGTTAATCGTCCCCAGAGCATTGGAGGCATATCCAAAGGCTACCAGTTTGGGCCCTTCTTTCAACGCGGATTGGAAGTCATCCAGGTCCAACATGCCAGTCTGGGGGTTGAAGTCTACCCAGCGTACCCGGCAGCCGCGATCTTCAGCCACGCGCAACCAGGGAGAAATATTGGCATCGTGGTCAAGATGGGTCACCACCAGAAGGTCCCCTGGCTGGAAGGTAAGCGCCAGGGCCCGGCTGAGGTTGAAGGTGAGGGAAGTCATATTGGGGCCGAAGACAATTTCCTCAGAGCGGGGGGCATTGAGAAAATCTGCCATGGCGGCACGGGCGGCATCGATGGTAGCGTCTGAGGCCCGGCTGGTAGCAAACTCACCCCCGTGGTTGGCGTTGGTCTTTACCAGATACGCCTGTATCCGCTCAAGGCTCTGGCGGGCAATCTGTGTTCCGCCGGGGTTATCCAGAAAGATGGCCGGTTGTTGAAGCGCCGGAAAATGAGAACGAACAGCAGCAACGTCGAGAGTCATGATTCGTCTTCTTCCTGATCGTTATCATCGCCGAAATCGAGTTCTTCGTCTATATCTTCCGGACGGCGACGGCACCACAGAAGGAGCACGTGGCCTTCCTCAGTTTCTACATTGCGGGCGGCGAGAATGGGGGCGCGTTCTTCCATTCCCAGGGGATTGCGGTAGTGCAAATAAATGACCCCTTTCGACCGCCAGGCTCGATTGCAACGCTCCACCAGTGCGTGCCCATTGAAAGTACGCACCCGGGTGAGCATCAGGTTGTACAGGCGAGGACTCTCGTTCAACCCCAGCGCCCAGCCATCCATGACCGACTCAAACACTGGAGGCGGGCCTTCGATAATGGTGATTTTTTCGTCCATAACGTTCACTCCAACCATTCTAAAAAGGCAGTGCACAGCCAGCTGGCGAGTGCTGGAAAATCATACCATAAATTACTGGAAGCGGATGGATAGTTGGGCCTCTATACGATTCTGGAAGGAGGCGGTTATTGTTCCAGACCGTGACGGGCAAGAAGTTCAGGGTCCGAAAGAATGGTTGCTGTGGGGCCATCGGCGACGATGCGCCCCTGATCCATGACGACCGTACGGGGGAGTAGCTCCCGCACCATGGGTAAATCGTGAGAGGCGACGATCATGGTAATGGGCAGCTCGCGCAACAGCTCGATGAGGGTGCGGCGGGCGCGCGGATCAAGCCCGGCGGTGGGTTCGTCCAGCACCAGCACGGCTGGCTTCATAGAAAGCACGGTAGCAATGGCGATGCGTTTTTTCTCGCCTACACTGAGATGATGAGAGACTCTCGAGGCGTATTCGCTCATTTTCACCCGCTCGAGGGCTTCCTGAACGCGCTGGCGCACCTCTTCCGCTGGCAGCCCCTGATAAATTGGGCCATACGCAACGTCGTCGAAAACGGTGGGTGAGAAGAGCTGATCGTCAGGAGATTGGAAGACCAGCCCCACCAGCGCGCGGACACGCCCCAGGTTTTTGCCCGAAACATCCAGCCCACTCACCCGAATTTCGCCGGTCTGACGGGGTAAGATGCCGTTTAGATGAAGAAGAAGGGTAGATTTGCCCGCGCCGTTTGGCCCGACCAGGGCAACTTTCTCGCCATGGGCCAGATCCAGCGTGATATGGTCCAGGGCTTTATGCCCGTCGGAGTAGGTGAAAGAAAGATCCCGGATTTCCACGATGCAACTCATAACGGTTTACCCCCAGAGGATGCGGCTTAAAACCAGCAGAGAAAGAAGAAAGAGAAGGACAATGAATAATACCAGCCAGTCTACTGGCCGAAGGCCGGGCTGGGGCAGGCTGCGAATCTCGCCATCGTAGCCGCGGGCGAGCATGGCATGGTAAATGCGGTCGGAGCGTTCCAGCGAACGCAAGAAGAGGCTGCCGGCCATGCCTCCGGCAACCTGGGAGCGCCAGAAAATGGTGCCGCCTGTCCGGCGCTCCGGGGACTCACTTTCACCGCTGCGCGCGGTGCGGGCGCGCAACATTCGCAGCACCTCATCGACCATCACGAAAAGATACCGCCACATCAATCCGATGATCGCCACCATTAACCGGGGCAAACCCATGGCGCGCATGGCGCGAAGAATATCAGGAAAAGTGGTGGTTGAAGCAAGCAGGATAGCCGCCT